AGCCTGTCGAATCTACTCCTCCATTCGGGGCCCTACGAAATAGCAGCAAGCTATTCTCGTGTGGGCCCCATTTTTTTATTCAAAAAGGAAACGGAATATGAACAAGACACCGGAAATAACCATAGAACAGAAACCAGGAACTCGTGGGTTTACTGCATATCAATGGGGTACATACCCGCCAAGCAGTGTTCTAGCAGGTCAGCACAGTAAGAAATATCTCAACATGTTCGATAGCCAGGAAGCGGCTTTGGAACATTATCCTAATGCTACGGTAACAGGTTATGCCCCACCAGCTGAGGTTTCAAGGCAAGCACCAGCAGGCTACTACGGTGGCAATGGTGGATTCTATGATGCTGGTGAGTATTGGGGTGAGGACGACTACTGATGACACCATACGCTGATCAAACATTTAAGGCTTTGCTGAAAAAGTATCTAGATGATTCCATAGAGAGTTGCAGCTCTGCAGCATATTTTGGAGCATGGACTCCGACAGGTATCGATGCAAGCACAGAAGACTGGGAACTAACAGACGCGCACGTAAGGGAGTGGTTAATGTTAGAGATGGGTGACGTTGTCGATCAATACTTGTGGGTAAAGAGATGCGAAAAGGAGCTTGAATATGGAAGTTCAATGGAAAAATCATAAACCAATTCTCGTCGATGAAAAAGGCGAGTTTCCAAGTAAAGTTATTGTCTGTCCTTGTTGTGATGGATCTGGTAGATCTCTTATTGATGGCATGCAGGGGCACGCATATACAGACGAAGAGTTAGACGAACTAGGAGAAGAATTCTTCCAAGATATGATGAACGGTAAGTACGACACCACTTGCTATGAATGCGGCGGTGCTCGGGTTACAGCAAGTTTAATAACGATAGGTCTATCTCCAGAAGATACAGACCGACTTCAGAGATATTATGATGATCTACATGCTGAAGAAGTTACAAGACGAGAGCATGAAGCAGAAATACGAATGGGAGCATAATTATGGCATTCATAGTAACGAAACATAAGGCAGGTAAGCCGTATCTACTAGATATTACAGGCTATTCGTCTATAAACAAGCAGCTGGTTACTCTAACGCTTACAGAGAAAAACTGTCATCGATTGATTGATCGGCTAATGCAAGAGCTTTGGGATAAACGTAAAACGGAGATGGAAAACAATGAAATGGGATAAAGTACATGAAGAAGAGATAACGAGCACGTTTGATAAATCAAAGTCGTATCTGATAGATCAATTCGGGGATATAACAGAGTGGAAAGAAGAGCACTCATTAAAGAACTGGCAAGCAGCTGTTGGTGGGTATGTCCAGGTTATACCAAGCGTTTACACTGCGCATTTCTCTACTGACCACGTCTTTCTTGCTGATGAGGAAGGTTTGTTCAAGGATTACCTTGTAAATCAGTATATCAAGAATGGTATCGTGGGTGACGTTTTAGTGATTCCAGGAGAAAGTTTTACATGAAACTGGAGAATGGTGATGCCGTTATACTCAGAATCAAGGAAGACAAGATAGGAATCATGTGGCATGTGTCGGTAGAACGAGAGAAAGACGGTATGGTTGCTCACACCACAACAGGTGAGGAGCCCAACGAGAAGTCAGAGTGTGTACAATGGCTATGCCGGTTGCTTATGGTTAAATAATGATTTTTTCTTTTTTAAATGACAGGGTATAATAATCAAATGGAATCAAAACTTAAGAAATTCATGACATCAGATCAAAGGGCTCAACTCAGTGATCTGCCGACATATCATTCAAACTGTTTTGCTAAGTTTGGTATATCACGCCCTGGAAAAACAGCTAAAGATTTAGCAATGGCTGCAATACGAGCAAAAGAGAAAAGCAATGGTTAATTGTGGCACCGTGGTTAATTATTGCTCACCTTTAACGGTGCATGGGAGAAATTATGTCTAGATCAGAACGAACGTTGAGTGGTAACTATGCCACAAGACGCTTAATAGCAAAGGATGTCAGCGTGTCTAAGAAAGATGCGATGATGAAAGAAGCCAGAAGTAAAGGCAAAACATACAGGTTCAGAGGTCGTGGTGACCGGGTCGGCGCAGCTATGGAAGCTATGGCTGACGGATCCTGGAGAGATGCGTTCCACCCAGATAATCCAATCATCAAGAAGACGAGACTTACGTTGCGTGAGTACGATAACGCATACAACGCTATATACAGGAAGTATTGTCAAGATCTTCCACTTCGTTACGCAGACCGCATGTCTGTATACTCGAAGATTTAGTTCATAAGGGGTACTAGTTAAGTCTAGTGCCCCTTTTCATTTCAGGATTATCAATGAACGTGGTTAAACTATTAAAAAGAATGAATGAGCAACCGGCACCGCCATGCAGCACGTGCCCAAACTTTGATTATTGCGAAGAAACTGAGAAGTGCTGTGACATCTTCGTGGATTATGTAGAGTTCGGAGCGACAGTCAACATAGATTGGTTTGACGAGGATCCTAGAATTGCTCATCTTTATACATGTATTCCAAAAAATGGTATATCCATAAAGGAAATGAGCAAGGCATGTGACCTAAACACTACTGAAATACAAACCCTGTTTAATAAATGCGAAAGACATTCGTTAGCATTTGAAACTACTGGGTTTTATATGGTAAAAGATATAGAAGATGAAATCAAAAAGAACTCAGGAAGATCAAAAAGAATACGAAATGCTAAGATTGCATTTTGCAAGATACTGTTGGAGAAGGATGAACAAGTTAACCCCAAGCGGACGAGTGACTTGGTCAAAGAGATTCGAAGAAATGTTCAGTATATCGTTAGGGGAGTTTGCTAAACAAGCTACTAAAGATGTCAAATATGAGACAAAGAAAGATAAAAGAAAAACTAAAACGGTTAGAGGAGAAAGAAAGGGAACCTAAAATTAAACACCCAGAAGAAGAGGAATTCTTTTGGGGCAACTACGAAGAGGGATGGCCATATCCAGATGATGAAAAAACATTCGAGCATGAATGAAGTTTATTCAAACGTTATTACAGACCTAAGATGTTACGGGAACCAGGTAGATTCTTACCAGAACGGCTCACGTATAGGTGATGTAATAGAGCTTCTTAACCATCAGGTAACACTGACTGATCCAACTAAACTATCCATATCACACCCAAAACGTAAGTGGAGGGAGAACTATGCGTTGGCAGAGCTTCTTTTTTATATAGGAGCTAACAGAAAGATAGGCAACATGTACAAGAAGGCTGCTATATGGGGTATCATATCAGACGAATGGGATGAGGTTGAAAGCAATTACGGAACCTACATATTCAATTCAAACTGGTTAAGAACCGTTGAGGAATTGATGGTTAACCCTGGAAGTAGACGAGCTGTAATACCAGTACTAAATGAAAATCATCTCAGGAAGAATGATAAGGACTACCCGTGTACTGGGTACATACAGTTTCAGATAAGAGATTCTCGCTTGTACTTAACGTGGAACATGAGATCTTGTGATGCCATATTTGGTTTGTGCAATGACATGTTCTGTGCTTCGATGATACAGCAGATGATGCTTAATGAATTGTGCTTAGAAGAGCATTTCGTAACACTTGGAGACCTAACGTTTAACCTTGGGTCACTGCATATATACAAGAGACATTGGGATCTATTGTTTGAAGATGTAAGCGAGTGGAAGAACTATTCTTTCAAGAGCTTTACGTTGAAGCCAAACTGTATTCCAGATGGTGTGTTCAAGAGACGATTTGGTGTTTATCCAGAAGATGACGTCAAGGAGATAGACGCTAAAATTATAGATTTTTGCACTACTAACATGAAAGGTGGCGACTTTGGATAAAAAAGATTATACACAACCGATACTAGATATCGCTAAGGCAATAGTAGTAGATAGAGCTACAGATCATGACAACTACGGTGAGTTTAGCGAGAGTATGGGAAGAGCTAGACTAATCTATATAGGTATGACTGGAAAAGAGATACTTATAGAGGACATGTACAAGGCATTGATTGCATTAAAGCTTGCAAGAGAGAGTTTTGTACATAAACGAGACAATCTTGTAGATGCCTGCGGGTATATGCAAGGCTTAGAGGACTATTACAATGGAACCAAAAGAGAAGTCGAAGGACCAATCGATGAACTACCAAATCAAGCTGAATACATCAAGTAAACCAGTTCTTCACTTTCTTTTAGCTGTTCTTTCGTTTGCGGAAAAAACGCTTAAAGACAATATGGAACTACAAGATGAAGATGGATATTCAATAACTGTAGAGGAGATAGAAGATGGACATATTGAAATTTTCACTGGTGAGGAGGGTGATACCACCAAAGAGGGCTCACTCTCTTGATGCTGGTATAGACTTCTATGTTCCATCGGAATACCAAATAACAAAGGTTTCACCTGGAAATGGCATAAAGATACCGAGCGGTATCAAGGTTAATATAAGCCCTGGTTACGCTTTGATTGCTTTCAACAAGTCTGGAATCTGTACAAGATTGGGATTATTAGCTGGAGCCTGTGTAGTAGATTCAGGATATCAGGGTGAAATACACATACACTTGATCAACGCCTCTAAGAAGGATGTCTGGATAACAGCTGATACCAAGATAATACAGTTCTTGTTACTTCCAGTGTCTGATGTAGAAACAGAGGAGGTAGACATAGAGGAGTTATTCATTGAAGAATCAGACAGGAGTATCGGAGGTTTTGGAAGCACAGGATAAGGATTGGTTACCATCTTGGTGTTATATAGATGATAACCGTGTAGTACCAGAGTTTGTATTTGGCAATCATTTCGAATCATTTAAAGAACATTACGAAAATTGCTGCATGATGCTCGAATTAAAAAAAGGCGATTGCCCAAATTGGATAATAAAATATATCGCCGCATTTGAATTAACAATAAGCGATCAGGAACCACCACTATGGATCAAGAATATGATCTTTCAAAATTACCAATCGATCACAGATACGGTATATTCCCAGCAACCATTATCGGAGACAACCGTCTCAAAGCAGGACAGCTCAGATGCTTAATGTCTGTCCTTGCTTGGCGTAACCAAAGAACCACAAACACAAGACCAATACATCTAGAAGCTTTACAGCTCATGATGCCTATGTACACTAAGGGTAGCATACAGAACTACATGCAAGACCTGAAGGCGTACGGTTACATAGATATCACAGCAAGAGCTGGTACAACATCGTTGTATACCATTTGCGATAAGGCTGATGCACACACGCAGTACACTCAAAACGTAGGCAGCAGCGTAGCTAGTCAGCAGGTAGAGAGCAACGCGCCTGACCAGCTAGTCAGCAGCGTAGCTGACGTAAAGAATATAAATAATAAAAAGAATAATAAGACTGCATTTATGAAGGTGTGGGCTGCGTATCCTGAACATAGACGTAACACAATCGCCCGCGATACGAAGACGTGGCGCGAGTTTGGTGATGAATCTATAGTTGATCTTATCGTTGAAGACCTAGAGCAACGGGTAGAGTCAGAGCAGTGGACAAACGACGATGGTAAGTGGGTACCAGGCTTACGCAAGTATTTAGAAACAAGAATATGGGAGTCGCAACCTTTGAAAAAGAAAGAAACGTTTTGGAGTGAATTCTAATGGTTGACTACAAGAGGGCAAAAGAGATAGCAACTCGATTAGAACTAGATGAGACACAGGTTAACAAGTACTCTGAAGGGATAGAGAAATCGTTCGTCCAGTCTCCACTCATATTCGTTGATGACGCGTTAGAGCACCTTAAGAATAAGGATGCTAAACCAGGTGGTAAGCTGCCATGGGATATAGACTTCAGGATACTTCCTAATACGTTGACAATATGGGCTGGTATGAATGGTCATGGCAAAAGCTTGGTAGTACAGCAAGTAATGCTTTACCTGATGACAGGAGATTATTCAACGAGAGATGAGAAGGTATTGTTCTGGTCTCCTGAGCTGGCGCCAGTCTATCAGTTAGAGAGACTAGCAAGGCAGATTACAGGTGATATTTATCCAGAGCCTATGGATGCAGAAGAGTCTTGGTGCTGGTTAAACAACAAGATGTGGATATACACTCGCGAAGTAGACTGCGGAGCTAAGCAGTTAATAGCTGCCGCAAGGTATGCCCAAGAAGAATTAGGTGTAACACAGTTCGTTATAGATTCTTTGATGAAGGTTAATCTAGGTTCAGAACAGCGTAACATATATCTAGCTCAGAAAAACTTTGCAAACATATTAGCTAATGTCTGTAGAGATACTGGGTTATGCATTCACTTAGTAGCGCACGTTAGAAAACCAGATGATGAAACTAAAAGATGTAGCAAGTATGACATAAAGGGAGCTTCAGAGTTAACAGACCTTGTTGACGCAGGCTTCATGGTTCACCGCAATAAGATAGAGGAGAAATCAAGAGAGAGTGGTAATCCACCTGCAGCTCCACAGGCTGCATTAGAGTGTTTTAAGAACAGACATGGCGGGTTCGAACCAATGTGTGGTCTAGATTATGGCGAACAAAGCATGAGATTTCATGACTATGGAAGAGAAGAGCACGGTTTTTATGAAAAATATGTTGGAGAGAAGAGTACACCTTTTGACGGAGCTTTTAATGAGAACGAGTAATTGGAAAAACGTAGAAAGAGAAGCTGCCAAACTGTTTGGTGGAGTAAGAACCGGTTGTAATGGTGAAAGCAGGAGAGATGTAGAACACCCCACATTATCTATCGAGGTTAAGCACAGGAAGGTGTTGCCTGATTGGCTGCATTCAGCTATGGGTCAAGCGGTTAGAGAGGCAGAGCATAGGAAACCTATCGTATATCTGCACGAGCGTCACATGAAGTTTGAAGATGGTTATGTAGTCTTGCGTGCAAAGGATTTTAAGGATCTCTGCCCAGATACAATAAAGAAATAAATGATAAAATTAGGCTTTTATCTCGAATGTTAGGTGTGATATAATTATTTTTTAACTTAGGAGCACAAAAATTGGGAGAATATACCAATAAGAATGAGTACCCCGAATGGTTATGCAATGTACTGAAGTATAACCCATACACTACGGGGCCAAAACGGTCAGATATCAGTACTACCCAACTGATCGATTCACCTCAAGTATTATCGCTAAGAAAAGCTAATAGAGATAATATCGTAGAAGATGTAAGTGACAGAACCTGGGCCGTATGGGGAAGCGCTGTTCACGCTATTTGTGAGTACGCAAACCTGTCTAACTCTGACGTGTTAGTAGAGAAACGTTTTCATAAGGATTACAAGTCTCATTCAGTCAGTGGTCAGGTTGACGTGTACGATCTTAAAAACAAGATCATATACGATATCAAAACTGTTTCAGCGTTCGCTCTAATGCACGGGGTTAAGCCAGCTTGGTCTAACCAACTCAACGTGCTAGCAGACCTAATGAAGAGCAGCGGTTGGGAAGTGTCCGGACTATCTATTGTAGCGTTCTCTAAGGACTTCAAAGAAAGTAACGTTAAAGCTGGTTCAGCGTATCCAGAAGGAGCTTTGAAAGTCATTGATGTACCATATTGGCCGGAAGAAGAAACCAACCAATACATAGAACGTAGATTGCAAAGACATTTCTTTGACGAACCTATTTGCGATAGAGAAGAACGATGGCAAAGCGACCATAAGTTTGCCGTCATGAAGAAAAAGAAAGTTAGAGCTGTAAAGCTCTTCGATACTAAAGACGATGCAAATGATTTCATCATCGTGCAGAAAGACCAGGAAGATCTTTATCTAGAAGATAGGCCCGGTTTTAACATGCGATGCAATAAGTATTGCAACGTTAAAAGGTTTTGTCCACAATACTCTAAGGAGATGCGATAATGGCTAATGCAGTAAATGTGTTTCACGAAACGAGTGAGTTCACTTGTATGTTTCCCAATCTTGTAGAAACTGAGAAGTTTCAAGAACAGGATACTGGCATGTATTCTATCACAATGTGTTTCGACAAGGGAGACGTAAGCGTAAAAGAAGCTTTGGATAAGAACATTGAAGAAGCTAAGAACAACGACGAGAAAGTAGCTAGTGCCAAAAACCTGTACATTCCTATTAAAGACGGGGATGAAATGGGCAAGGAATGGTCTACTGGTAACTGGGTATTGAAAGCTAAGACCAAGTTCAAGCCAAAAGTAGTAAGCCGTGTGGGAGAAGATATGAATCCAGATTCTGTGCACAGTGGATCCATATGTCGTGCGCACATTGTCTTTCGCCCGTTCATCGCTGGAACTAATAAGGGCGTTACCTGCTCTTTGAAAGATCTCCAGTTCATCTCTGAAGGTAGCGGTATGGGTGGTTCAACACCAACGTTTTCTCCGTTAGATGATGACGTACCGTTCTAATGGCGAATGCTCACGGTCGCTCTATTGATAAGACATTCTTATCGTTAGATAAAGCAGAAGAACGTGGGATTATACATCGGGATTACATAGCCCATTGCTTAAGATGGAGCCATGTGGCTATGTACCTCCGACGTAAAAACCGTTACAAGAATGCTGATATCCTGGATATAGGACCGGGTAAAGAGATTCCTCTTGCAAAAACGCTATATGTAAACAGAACTACACCTAACTCATACACCGCGGTTGATGTCTCAAAGCTTGAAATGCCGGTAATGTTTGAGAACGCTAGTTGGAAGCCTACCAATTTGATATCAAAAATGGATGTTTGCGAGTTGGATTTAATGTCGCTTGACAGAGCTCCTAACATTATCGTTTGTTTTGAAGTGATTGAGCATGTAGAGCCAGGTCATAGTAGACTAATGTTGGAAAAGATGTATGACATGTTACGTTTTCAAGACAATGGACCAAACTTTGATGATGCCGTTGTATTTCTAAGCACTCCAAACTGGGATCCAAAGGTTGGTGCAGCAGGCAACCACGTTAACGAAATGAAGCATCAAGCGTTGGGTGCTGTAATAGAAGATATTGGTTTTAATATAGAAGCTAGATACGGAACCTTCGCATCTCAAAAAGATATAAAACCGTTCATGACCGAAGAAGAGTTATTGCTCATGGAGAAGATGAAAGAATATTACGACAGTAACTATGTTTCTACAATATTCGCTCCCTTATTTCCGGAAGTGTCTAGAAACTGCATTTGGAGACTGTCAAGGAATCAACAAAAGAAGAAGTATCCATATCTGTACAACGTAGAAGAACCCTGGACTTCCTCAGACAAATGGAAAGATCTTAATGGATAGTTATCAACAGTACATTCACAAGAGTAGGTATGCTAGGTATTTACCTGGCGAAAACAGGAGAGAAAACTGGGCAGAAACGGTCAGTAGATATATTACCTTTTTTGAACTTCATTTAGATACGAAAATTCCTAAAAGAGTTTATGATTCTATTTACAATCTAGAGGTTATGCCCTCTATGCGTGCCTTGATGACGGCAGGTAAAGCGTTGGAGAGGGATAACGTAGCAGGATACAACTGCTCATACTTGCCTATTAACGGTTTGAGAGCGTTTGATGAGACGTTGTACATACTAATGTGCGGTGTGGGCGTTGGTTTTTCTGTAGAGCGGCAGTATATAGGTGAGCTTCCAGAGGTTGCTGAAACGTTACACGTTAGTGATACGGTTATAACGGTTCGAGACAGCAAAATAGGTTGGGCATCTGCATACAAAGAACTAATATCGATGTTGTTCAGCGGTTCTATACCGTCTTGGGATTTGTCCAAGATTAGAGCGTCAGGTAAGCCACTCAATACATTCGGTGGTAGAGCTTCTGGGCCAGAACCATTAGATAGACTGTTTAAGGTTACGGTAGAGGTGATTAAAAAAGCTCACGGAAGAAAGCTTACATCTATAGAATGTCATGACATTATGAACTATATTGGAGAAGCCGTTGTTGTTGGTGGGGTTAGGCGCACAGCAGAGATATCTCTAAGTAATCATTCTGATGGACGCATGCGCGATGCTAAAATGGGTCAGTGGCCTGTTGACAACCCACAAAGAGGTTTAGCTAACAACTCTATTTGTTACACGGAGCGTCCAGACGTTGGTGCTTACATGAGAGAGTGGTCTGCACTGTACGAGTCTCGCAGTGGAGAGAGAGGTATATTCAACAGACAAGCATGCAAGAACATGTCTCCAGAAAGAAGAGACACAGACTATGACTTCGGTACGAACCCGTGTTCAGAAATAATTTTACGTCCGAATCAGTTCTGCAATTTATCTGAGGTAGTAGCAAGACCTGACGACACTAGAATGTCTTTGTTAAATAAAATAGAGATTGCTACTATACTGGGAACTATGCAGGCTTCGTTAACTAACTTTAGATATCTATCAAGTAAGTGGAGAAAAAATACAGAAGAAGAGGCGTTATTAGGTGTTAGCATAACCGGTATATACGATTGTCCTTACCTACTTGAGAGCGAACCAAAGCAGTTAGAGGAATTAAAAAACCATGCGATCAAGATCAACGAAAGATGGGCAAAGAATATCGGTATTAATCCAGCTGCTGCTATTACTTGCGTTAAGCCTTCTGGTACCGTTTCTCAGCTTACTGATTCTGCTAGTGGTATTCATCCTCGCTACAATGAATACTATATCCGTCGCGTACGCAACGATAAAAAGGATCCTTTATCGAAAACTCTTATAGATCAAGGAGTTCAATACATAACAGATCCGTATAACGATAGTGCCTATGTGTTTGAATTCCCAAGGAAATCTCCTAAAAACGCAATAACGAGGAAAGAGATAAACCCGATATATCAATTGGGATTATGGAAAAAGTTTGCTATTTCCTGGTGCGAACACAAGCCAAGCATGACGTGTTACGTTAACGAAAAAGAGTGGCCAGAAGTAGGATCCTGGGTATGGACAAATTTTGATATAATGAGTGGAGTCAGTTTTCTACCAAGTGCTGACGAAGGTCATATATATCAAGCCGCTCCTTACGAGGATATAACCGCTTCGGAATATAAAGTGCTACTCAAGAAAACTCCTGTTGAAATTGATTGGTCTCTACTATCAGAAGAGTCTGATAACACTACTGCAACACAAGAATTGGCCTGTACCGGCGATAAATGCGAAATCTAGTAGAAGGAACAGATTATAGTGTAGAAAGATATTCTATGGGAGGCATAGAAAATAAAACGTATTGGTTCATGTTAATAGGCGGTAAGCAAACATACTTATGTTGTAAGGGACCTTTTAACACAGAAGAATACAGAGACAATGCAGTAATAGAAGAGGCAAACAGTCGTGAAATATCTCGCAATAGCAGCAGTAATAATAGGAGTCGCAATAGCATCTGGTTGCGCATTAAGCGTAAGATTAGATGAGGATTCCTTTTCCATCCATTATCAAAAAATCACAGGTGAAGCGTATGAATAAGTCGTATATACCCATAATTTTAGCACTGATGTTCATCACAACTGGTTGCGTAGAGGT